GTTTTACTTGTTGCCAAAATTTATTCGGGACTTCATAATACGAACGCGCATATGAACCGTCACTATATTTTACTTGTTCGCTATCAAACATTCTCGGTTCTTTTATCATTTCTTCAATAGCAATTAACGCACATTTCAAAACTAATTCATCAGTGCTTTTTAAGTCTAATAATATAGAATATTTATACATTAGATAAAAGGCTTTTTCTTTAGGTGTCATATTTCTTAATTTAAAATGGCATAGTCATTTCGCCATCCTTGTTTTCAATTGGTTTTAATTCCTCAAATGCGCCTTGTTTCATTCTTTCGCTAAACGAAAGTAATTCTTTTCCGTTTACAATATCAGGCTTACGTACGGGAAAACTATTTGAAACGGGCTTTAATTCGTGTTTTTGTCGCATAGCGTATATTTTATTTCCTACCATGTCTTTTATATAGTATTGATATTTTTCAACGTCTAAATACATTTTGTAAGTACCGTTTTTTGAAACGCCTTTAGGCTTGCTTTTAGCCACTTTTAAATGTACTTCGTTTTCTTCGTATAAATTACCTTCGCTATCCATTACTCCAGCGGGTGGTCGCCACGGAATTAAAACCGTTAAACCTTTTCTAAACCATACTTGACCGCCCGCAAAGTCGCGCGCCGTTGGCATAGGGTAAAATGTATGTCCGTTTTGTGTTACGGGTGCTTGGTCGCGTACGTGGTTTATAATGCAATTGTGTCTTTTCGTCTTTCGGGCGTTTTTACGTGCCATCCCTAAAATTCTACTTAAATATTTGTCCTCGCGCCCTAAGTCCGAATGAATATATTCTTCAGTAAGTTCGTTCCAAGGGTCTATTGTAGTTGTGTTAATTGTTATTTCTTGACTTCGTTCAATTTCATCTACCAATTTATAGAAGTTTTCAAGCGTTAAATCTTCGTCGATAGGGTCTATTACTATAAAATGATCGTTAACAAACATTTCCGCAGACACTTGTTCGCCTTGTGTCATGTTATTTTCGCCTATTGTGTACGGTTTTCCGATATATTTATAGCATAATTCCGCGTATATTTCGGCAGCGTTACCCGTTTCAGGGGAAAATATTACGTGTTTCCAACCGTGTAAGCAACTTAAATTAATTAAAAACTCGAACCATATTTCCGTTTTACCGCTGGCGGGCGCTGCTCCTATATAAGTTGTACAACCTTCTTTTACCGTGTAGGGTATTTGGTCGAAAGTCCAGCCTATTGAATTACCGCGTACGTTCTTTTCGTGCCTTATATTGTGTAATTCCGTTTGTAGGTCACTTAGTCTTTTATACATTTTATTCGTGTATTATGTTAGGTGTATAAGTTTTGAATTCGTCTTTACGAATGTAAGGCAAAGTATTATTTAATTTCGTTTTCCAATTCATAATTTTTTTATCGTTGCCGTCTTTCCATTCGTTTACTTTCCAACTTTCGTATTTTAGTCTAACATCTTCTTTGTTTACGGTTGGTACTTGTGAAATTGCATATTCTAAAAATTCATTAAATTCAGGTATATGTTTATTGTTCTTTGTTTCTTGTTTATTTATACTATCAATGCTTTGAAGTTGCTTTGTCGTGTGCTTTATTAACGCTTTATCAAGTGCTTTATCATGTGCTTTGTCAAAATTTGATAGGGCAATTATATTACTTGAATACTGGTTTTTGCTTTTTTCAATAAGTTCAATAAAGCCAAATTCAACTAAATTATTTAAAGTAGTTATATACGTGTTATAACTTCTAATTCCGATTGCTTCTTTTGCCATTGTCGTAGGTAAGCCAAATTTTTGTTTCCATCCTAAACGGTTGCAATGTTCAATAATAAAAAAATAAAGTGCTGAATGATTAGGAGATATTTTTTCGGGGTTTTCGTAGCACCAGTCGAACCACTTTCTACTTAATTCGTAACTATTCATAATGTTTATAAGAATAAAAAAGCCTCTTAAAATCCTGCGCGTCTGACTTCGCATTCATTTAAAAGGCTAATAACTTCTTTTCGGTTATATAGTGTCAGACGTAACCGTTTACAAATATACTAATTATTTTCTAAATTAACTTTTTTAAAACTTTTTAAATTAAAAACTATTCTTGGTTTTATTCCTTTTGTTTGAAAATATTCTTTAGATAGTAAATTATTGAAGCTTTCAATGTACAAACATTTATCATTTATATCGTTTATTATTAAATAAGGTTCAACCCCCGTATCTTTGTAAAATTCTAACCTCTTATCTATTTGCCATTTAGGTAAGCCATGACCGTCAAAAGGTGGAGCTAAAAACTTTTCTTGTGTTTTAACTTCTCCTAAACACCATTTATCATTATACTTAAACATTATATCTACTTGCATGAAAGGAATTTTTTTCTTAATAAATAAATCCCTTACTAATTGTTCACCGTCAAAACCAATTTTACAATTTTCTATATTATTTTCTAAAAAACTCATATTTTACTTTTAACTAAATTATAATATTTTTCTTCTATTTCAATTCCCGTGGCTAATCTATTCGTGTTTTTACAAGCTAATAAAGTACTGCCACCACCAGCAAAAGGATCTAAAATATTATCGTTTTCTTTTGTACTTTTTTTAATTAAATACTCTAATAAATCAATTGGTTTTTCCGTTGGGTGGATATTAGCGGCTGGCGTTACTCTATTGAATTGTAATATATCTCTATCTCTCGTACCGTTTAAATCTTTCCATTTCTTGTTATATCCAAAATAAACTATATCGTACGAAAAACCGTAAGTCTTTAAATCTCCCATTCCAATTACTTTTCTATCCCAAATAAGAATGTTTTTTAAATTCAAGTATTTTTCAATTATAGGCTTTATTTCGGGTAAAAAGTCAATATTTCCGAATAAATAAAAATGCGCATCGTCTTTTAACAAAGGAACGCATTCTTTTAGAACGTTTTCAAACAAAGTAATTGTATCTTCTATTTTGTCATTTGCTATTTTTTCTTTATCATTCCAACCGCTTTTAAAATCCATGCCGTAAGGCGGGTCGCTTAATAATAAATCAAACGAATTTTTTTGTAAATTAGGTAAAGTTTTAATACTATCTCCTAATAAAATTACTTGGTTCGTGTTTATTATTTCAATAGGTTTTTCAAATTCGGCTTTCTTTTGTTCAAAATTAATTTTCTTTTCTTCTTTTTTAATTTCTTGATAAGCCTGGTTTATACTTAATTCGCCAGTGCTTAATTGTGCTTTTACTTCAGGCGTTGCAACCGCTTCTATTTTCTTAACCTTTGCTATTGTGTCTTTTCCAACTTTTGCAACATCTCCAATTTTTTTAATTGTTCTACCCTGTTCTGATTTCGGAACAGGGATACCGCTTAACATTCTTTCCTTTGCTTTTGTGCTAAATACTTCTTCTAATTGCAACGCTAAAACGCTTCTTTGATAATTACTCAAATTTCTTCTACCGAATTGATTGTTTATCATCCATTCTTTAACATCGTTTTCGTTCTTAAAATACTTACTTTCGGTTTTATAGTCTAAATTCCAACGTGTCGCTATCTCATAACGGTTATGTCCGTCAATTATAAACCCGTTCCAAGTAATTATTTTTTCCCTAATTCCTTCGTCTAAACAATTTTGTTCTAATTGCTTAAATTCTTCTACCGTTAAAGGCGGTATTAACTTCTTAAATTCTTCTTTAATTTCTAACATAATTTTTTTTTAAATATAAAACCCCTTAACTCCTTCGGGTCTTCACTTCCGAATTCATTAAAGGGCTTTAATAACTTCTTTTAGTTCTATAATGTGAAGACGAACTATATACAAATATACAAATTTATTTAATCAAATTCATTATTTATTCTTGTTCTTAATATGCTTAATGTTCTTCTATAGTATTTTAATACTTTTAAATTCTTAACTATTAAGCTTGAATTTTCATACTTAAACCGTGTCAAGTTCCTCCGTTTTTTCATAGTATTTACATCTTATTCTTAACTTAATTAATTCTAACTTACGTACGGTATTGCATTTTAATACGTCATGTTCTAAACTAAAACCGTTAGCGGGTACGTCGAACAAAACACGAACTATTTTAGTATGCTCTTTATAAAGTACATCATTCATTTCTTCGTACATTTTATGCATACGAATACCGTAAATAACAGTACAATGTAGCTTGTTAAACATATCCCCTATTTCGTACAAAGTTAACCCGTGTTCACGTAGTATATTATACAAGTAATAACGCTGGTAACAACTGTCACGGTCTTTTTTAATACCGTCTAAACCGTTTGCTTTTATGTATTCAATTATCTTCTCCATGTTTTTTTATTAATCCTATTCCTATTAATACTATTCCTACCGTGAAAAGTAGTAAAGCCATTTTTGCTTCTTCAGGCATAACGTTCTAAGTGTTTAATTACTTCAATCCAATACTCTTTGTTTTTCGCTTCCGTCTTATTGTAAGGCGCTAACTCGTAAATATTTCGAGCTGAAATTAACGCTTGCGTTTTTATTTCTTCAGGCTTAAACAACTTACTTGAGTTCGTGTATATTTCCTTTGCTTTTTCTTTTGCTTTCATTCTATTCTGATTTAAAGGTTTCGTTGTAGTATTGTTCTGCTTCTTCATAACTATAAGAACATTGTTTACAAGCATTTATTATCTGCTCTTTCTCCATTTCTTTGGCTTGTTTAACAAAACTTTCAATGTTGTTAACTGTTAATGGTTTATTATTCA